GTAGAAATGTACCCAGTTACAATTCCGCAAGGATTTCAAACACAACAAACGTCAATCAGTTTGACTTTGTCAGCGTCTTGCAATTGGCAAGTTTCTGTTTTGCTTGGCGATAGTCAATTGTTTAATTTAAGTAATATCGGACAAATTATAAATTTTGTATTGCCTCAAAATGTTGGTGTTTACAGAATCTTTTTAAGTTGTTCCGCGCCAGTTACTTATACTGGTAATTTAGTAAGTACATTTACTGAAGTAGATTTTGAAACTGGTGCAACGACACAATTTACAACAACTGCAAATGTTATTGGTGCGACTGCGGATAGTTTTTTGGATTTGACTGCATTAATGCCAGACATTAAAGTTTCTGATTTTTTTAGCGGTATTTTAAAAATGTTCAATCTAACTGCGTTTAGTTTTGACGAAAGCAATTATACATTAGAACAACTTGAAAATTGGTATTATCAAGGTTTTATAAAAGACTTTTCACAATACACAATTACGGATTTGGATTTTCAAAGAATTAAACCTTATAAAAAAGTAAATTTCAATTACGAAAAAAGTGAAAGTATTTTAAACAAAAGATTTTCAGATACTAATCAACGTGAATTTGGTGACTTGAGTTACCCATTCAATAACGATGGAACAGATTACAATATTAAATTACCATTTGAAAACATTTTATTTAACAAATTTACAGACACGAATTTGCAAGTTGCTTATGCGGTTAAATCTGACTTTTCAAAATACGTTCCAAAACCGATAATATTATATCAATACGAAAATACAAGTTGTAATTTCTTTTTCAATAATGGAAGTACAACAAATGTAATCACAAATTACAATGTAATAGGTCAAGACGTTAAATATCAAAATGAAGATAACACTTTAAATTTCGGTTTGGAAATTAGTAGTTATCTTTTGGAACCAGTTTATAACACATTGTTTCAAAATTACTATTTTGACTATTTAAAAAACTTGTATAATTTAAAGTCAAGAATGGTTAAGGTTTCACTGCGATTACCTTATTCAGAATTGATTAATTTAAGATTGAACGACAGAATTGTCATTCGTGACAAAAGATACATTATAAATACATTCACAACAAATTTAAAAACGTTTGAAGTTGAAATGGAATTGATACAAGATTTTAGAAGTATAAATTTCAATAATTCAAATTTTCAATTGTTAGATAATGTCGGAAAAGTATTTAGAATTAACACGACATCACGTGAACCTTTAGAGTGGGAAATTTTAGACAATCCAATTGGACAGATAATTTCTGTAACAAGTGGCGAAGATTTTGTTGAAATTGAAATGCGTGGAAATTTTACTGGTGTTAGTCAAACAACAAGTGTTCGAAGTAATAATAACGATATAATTTTAATTACACAAAATGTATAATTTACAACAATTACTAAAAATCGCACAAGATTTTGAACAAAACGAAATCATTTCAAGTGCAAAAGGAAAATACCAATTTCCAAAAACATTAAAACAAATAATTAAAAAATCAAGACAATGGCAATTGAAAAAGTAATTGACGTAAAAATACAAAGCGAACAAGCGGAAGGCGCGGTAAAATCTTTAAAACAACAATTTCGTGAAGCCGTTCTTGATGTACAAAATTTAAGTGAAAAATTCGGTGCAACATCAAAAGAAGTTGTTGAAGCATCAAAACGTGCTGGTGAATTAAAAGACAAAATTGAAGACGCTAACGACGCAATAAAAGCATTCAAAGGCGAAGGGGCTTTCAATGCTACTGCAAAAGCGGTTGGTTCGGTTGCAAGTGGATTTTCAGCCGTTCAAGGTGCTATGGCATTGGTTGGAACTGAATCTGAATCAGTTGAAAAAACACTTTTAAAAGTCAATAGTGCAATGGCAATTGCAAGTGGTTTGCAAGGACTTGAAGATGCTGGTCGTAGTTTCACTCAACTAAAAGCGGTTGCAATAAATGCTTTTAACGGAATAAAAACTGCAATCGGTTCGACTGGTATTGGTTTACTTGTGATTGCATTGGGTGCTATCTACACATATTGGGACGACATTAAAGAAGCGGTTTCTGGTGTTTCTGAAGAACAGAAACAATTGACCGTTTTAAGCAAAGAAAATCTTGAAGCGGAAAAAGGAAAACTTGATGCAATTGGAAGTCAAGACAATATATTGAAATTGCAAGGGAAATCTGAAAAACAGATTTTGCAAATGAAAATTGCACAAACAGACCAAACAATAAAAGCTGGTGAAATAAATCTTCAAAATCAAATTGTAAATAACAAATTATCACTTGAAGCGGAAAAAAGAAATTACAAACTTTTAAAATCTTATCTTGACTTTGTGTCAATGCCTTTGAATTTTCTGTATTCAAATGGTGCAAAAGCAATAAACGGAATTATTGATTTATTGAACAAAGTTCCTGGAATTAATATTGAAACAAAACTTGACACTAAACTTGTTGAAAAAGGTGCTGACTTTTTAACAAAATTAGTTTTTGATCCAGAAAAAACTGCGATTGAAGGGCAAAAAGTTGTTGACGAACAAAAGAAATATTTAAAAAAATTAGAAAACGACAAAGCTGGTTTACAATTGCAAATAAAAGCAATTGACAAAAAAGCATCTGACGACGCAAAACAAAAACAAGACGAACAAAACAAAAAAGTTGAAGAACAAAACCAAAAAGAAAAAGACGAACTTCAAAAACAAAAAGACGCATTAAAAGCGATTGAAGAAAAAGCGTCAAAAGAACTTGAGGATTTAAAAGCGAAAACGGATCGTGAAAAATTAGAGTTGCAAAAACAACGTGATTTGCAAGAACTTGACAATATCAAATTGTCTGAAGAAGAAAAAGGAAAAGCACGTCTTGATATTTTAGAAAAATACAGAATAAAAGGCGAAGAACTTGACGCAATTGAAGCGGAAAAGAAAACGCAAACTGACATTGAAAAAAAGCAAAAGGAATTAGAAGACCAAACACTTACTTTTGACGAACGTCGTGCAATTCTTGACGAACAAAACGCAATCATAACTGAAGGCGATTTCAAGACTGAAGAAGAACGAACAAAAGCAAAAGACGCAAACGTAAAAGCAAGAATTGAACTTGACAAATTAGAAGGAAAAGCAAAAATTGAAGCACTAGATGCGGTTTCTCAAACGTTGGCTGGTGCCTCTGAATTGCTTGGAAAAGAAACTGCCGCTGGAAAAGCGATGTCGGTTGCAAGTGCAACAATTTCGACATTCTTATCAGCACAAAAAGCGTATGATGCAACGGTTGGAATTCCTTATGTAGGTCCATTTTTAGCACCAATAAACGCTGGACTTGCAATTGCATCTGGTATAAAAAACGTTAAGTCAATTTTATCTGTAAAAGTTCCAGGTGGTGGCGGTGGTTCTTCAGCACCTTCGATTTCATCAAGTGCGACTGGCGGTTCTACTTCAGCACCACAATTTAACGTTGTTGGAAATGCTGGTACAAATCAACTTGCATCAAGTTTAGGAAATGCAATGCAACAAAATCCGATTCAAGCATATGTTGTTTCTGGTGCGGTTACAACTGCTCAATCTTTAGACAGAAACATCATTCAAAATGCATCGATAGGATAAAAAGTTTATAACAAAATAACAAATTTTAATTATTATTATATGGAAACATTCGAAGTAATTTTCAATGAAGGTCAAACAGATGGGGTTTTTGGTATTTCTTTAGTGGAAACACCAGCAATCGAATCAAACTTTATTGCATTAAGTAAACAAAAGCAAATTAAATTGTCAACTATCGACAATGACAAAAGACTTTTACTTGGTGCGGTTTTAGTTCCAGACTTGGAAATTTACAGAAATCAAAATGGACACGAATTTTTTATTAAGTTTTCAAAAGAAACGATTCGCAAATCGATGGAAAACTTTTTCAAACAATCGTATCAACAAAATTCATCATTAGAACACGACAAAGAAATTGAAGGTGTGACTTTTGTTGAATCTTGGATAAAAGAAGACGACGTTCACGACAAGTCAGTTCAATACGGAATGAACGAACCAATTGGGACTTGGTATGCAACAATGAAAGTTGATAACGATGTTATTTGGAATGACTACGTTAAGACTGGACAAGTAAAAGGATTTTCTATTGATGGAATGTTCGATTTGGAAAAAATCAATTTAACACAAACAAATATGAATTTAACTGAACAAATTACAAATGCAATCAAAACTGGTTTTGATGCTATTTTAAATAAGACTGAAGAAGTCAAAATTGAAATGGCACAAATGAAGTTGATTGATGGTGTTACTATTTTGGAAGCGGAATCATTCGAGGCTGGTCAACCAGTTTTTATCGTTGCAGAAAATGGCGACTTGATTCCAGCACCAGTTGGTGAACACGAACTTGAAGACGACAAAATTCTTGTGATTCTTGAAGAAGGCATCATTGCTGAAATCAAAGAAAAAGAAGAAGTTGAGGTTGTTGAAGAAGAAGTTGTTGAAGAAGAAGTTGCAATGTCTGACGATGCAAACGAAAAATTGACAAACTTAATCAAAGAAATGATGATGCAATTTTCAAAACAAGTTGGAACGGAAATTGAAACAATCAAATCTGAATTGAAAACACAAATTGAAGAAATTAAACTTTCAAAAGAAGTGAAACCTTCAGTTAAATTTACACCAGAAATCAAAGAAGAAGTTTCTGTAAATTTAACAAAAAAACAAAGAATTTTAAAAAACCTAAAAAACTTAAATAACTAAAAAATGGCTACAACAACAACGGTAACATCAAATTACGAAGGCAAAGCGGCTGGTGCAATAATCGGTCAAGCATTCAAAGAAATTGACACAATCGCAAAAAACATTGTGACAATTGCTGAAGACGTAAACTTCAAATTATCATTAAGAAAAATTCAGTACACTAACGGAACGACTGCATATTCTTGTGGATTCACACCAGCGGGTGCAATGGTTTTAAACGAAAACACTTTAGAACCTAAAAAATTCAAAAACGACCTTGACGTTTGTAAAGAAGATTTCCGTGCAACTTGGTCTGACGGAATTATGGGTGCAAACGCATCAAATCCAAACGCACCAGCTGACATAATGGAAGCAATTCAAATGGAAGTTTTAGGGGCAATGGCTGAAAAATTAGAAACTGACATTTGGCAAGGTTCTGACGCAAACGCTGACGAATTTGACGGATTCATCACTTTATGGACTGCAGACGATGACATTATCAAAGGTGGAAACGGATTGACAAATCCAAGTGCGGTTGTATCTGAATCAAACGTTTTAGATTCTTATTTAAAACCAGCATTGAACGCGGTTCCTTACGCATTAAGACGTAAAGAATTAGTTGTTGCGGTTTCACCAGACGTTGCACAAATGTATGCTTTTAAATTAGCTACTGCTGGAGTTACTAACGGATTAGGAAATACAGATTTCGCATTGTCAATTGGTCGTTATGCAATCGAGGTTGTAAACGGATTACCAGACAATACGGTTGCGGTTTTCGAAAGAAAAAATCTTGTTTTCGGAACTGGTTTACTTGCTGACTACAATACATTTGCATTAGTTGACGAAGACGAAATCGGTTTATTAACTGGAAAAGTTCGTGGAAAAGTTGTTTATGCGGCTGGAGTTGGATATTACAATCCAAGTGAAATCGTTTGGTTAACTTACGAAGACTAATTCACAAAAAATAAAAAACCGACATTTGAAAAAGTGTCGGTTTATTAACTAATTTTAAATAAAAAATATATGTCTTGTTTAGTTTCAAAAGGAAAATTGCTTAATTGCAAGGACCAAAAAGGCGGAATCAAATCAATTTATTTCGCAAACGGAACGGCTGAAGATTTTGCATTCGTAATTGCATCGCATCAAGTTACATCATTGGGAACTTTAGACGAAGTTTTCAAATATGAAGTAAAAGCAACAACAAACACATTGACTGAAACTGGAACTTCTTCGGAAGACAACGGAACATTCTTTGTTGCTCAAGCATTAGCGATTACATTGCCAAAATTGTCAGCGGATTTACAAGCACAAGCACAATTGATTTGTGCTGGAAGACCAAGCGTTTTTGTTGAAGACTACAACGGAAACATTGTTCTTGTAGGTGCTTTAAATGGTACTATGTCGAATATGGTAAAACAAACTGGCGGTGCCGCTGGTGATTTATCAGGATTTTCTTTAACAATAAATGCTGAAGAAAAAGACAATTCACCATTCTTGGATTCAGCAATGAAAACTGCATTAAAATTATTAGTATCTGACGTGGTGGTTTCATAAAAATCGGATTTTAATTGTTGAAAAACGCATTGCATTTATTTGTAGTGCGTTTTTTTGTGTTACAAAATTAAATAAAATTGTTATTTTAATATGGTAGTATTCAATCCAACAGACGAAATTCATTCTTTGCGTTGCATTCCAAGATTTAATTCGGAAATTGTAACCTTAAAATTACGCAATGAATTAAAAAATACAACAGAAACATTTGAAATCGAAACAATAAATTACAATTCTTATATGATTTTGGAATTTGTTAAGACATTTGTTGAAGGCGAAAGTTCGGAAATCGAAATATTTGACGCAAATACTGAAGAATTATTGTATCGTGGAAAATCTTATGCGACATCGCAAACAGATTTGGAAAATTACAAACTAACAAAAGGGGTTTTAAAAGTATAAAATGGAGAATAAAGTACAAATATTTCAATTAGCAAACTACGTTAAACCAGAAATTAAAGAAGTTTCGGGCAAAAAGTGGGTTTTAAATGGTGATAAAAATCAATTTTATTACGATATTATTGACGCTTATAACGGATCGCCTACAAATTCGGCAATTATTGATTCTTATTCTCAATTTATATACGGAAAAGGACTTACATCAAAAGACAAAGTTTCAAAAGCATCGAATTGGGCATACGTTATGTCAATGCTTTCAAAGTCAGATTTGCGAAAAGTTTGTAAAGATTTTGAAATGTTTGGTGAATCGTCACTTGAATTGAAATATATTGACAATAGACTTCAAAAAATATATCACATTGCAAAACAATGTATTGCACCAGAAATCGCAAATGAAGATGGCGAAATAACTGGGTATTGGTTTTCTTATGATTTCAGAAATGTAAACAAATATAAACCAGTTCGATTTGATGCGTTCGGTTATGCTGAAGCGACACAAGGCGAACGAAGTGAAATTTTTATTATTTCAGATTACCAGGTCGGACAATTTTATTATAAGAACCCTTCATATATTTCTGGACTTCCATATTCAATGATGGAATCTGAAATCGCAAACTATTGTATTAATCACATTCAAAACGGATTGTCATTCGGACACGTTATAAATATGAATACTGGTGTTCAATTGTCTGAAGAAGAAATTCAAC